GAAAAGGTCGGAACTCTTTTCGAGAACGAGAAGAAAGGTGAAAACCCAAACTCGCCGGATTACACCGGGCCGATGGGTAGTCGCCGTATCGCCGCATGGCGTAAGACCAAAGACGACATGGCATATATGTCTCTTTCATTCAGCGACAAACAGCAAGGTGGTAACAATGCAGAAGCACGTAGCAAGCCAGTGGATGACAACATCCCCTTCTAAGCTACTGACCATCGAAGAGGTGGGGGCGGCATTGTCCGTCCCCCCTCAAGATGTGAAGAAGCTATGCCGCAAACATAGTGTGGCAGTGGTCAAGGTAGGCCACAAGATTAGAATGACCCCGAAAGATTATGAAGAACTGGTCGGAAAGATGACAACATATTATGGATGAACTAACAGCATGGCAGCAAAGAGCAATCCAGGCAGAAAATAAACTGCGTGAAATTGCATCCATACCTAACGACTCAGTTGGATGGAAACAAATGAGGGCAGCGACAGCAATGAAAGCCCTTGAGGAAATGGATGTGCCAGAAAACATTCTTATCTATATCCGGCAATCAAATGATTCCCAGTATCCGGCGCAGCTATGTGTCCGAGATGATACAGTTGACCCCTCTTACAATGTATGGGGTATGACCCCTCGCGCCTTATACAATATGGTGCGAATTGGAGTAAGTCTGATGTCACAGGAAAAGTTTTTTAATAATGCACATCACACTGAATGAAGCAGAGAAAAGACTCTGCCTTTTTGTAGCGCGTTCCCGCAACGCTGCTGCTCGTGAGGTCGCTCCAGAAGATGCACTCAGGGTATCTCCCAAAGACCCTATCTTCGTTGATTACGAGGGTGCAATGGGTGAACTGGCTTTCTCCAAACAGCTAGGCGTTTACCCAAAAGAAATCTTCGAGATCTATCACCGCTCCTCCCTCGATGGTGAAGATCCGGGCGACCTCACATTCAATGGCCTGGTCATTGATGTAAAGACAACCATCCACAAAACAGGAAGACTAATATCTTTCAGAAAAAACCCTGCTATTAATATGTTCGTGTTAATGACGGGACAGGATGGGGAGTATGACGTTGCTGGTGGTATGTGGTCGTCTGACCTTTACCTTCCATCAAGATACGGCATCCATAGCGGTCTATCAAAAAAGTGTTATTGCGCTACACAAGATGAGTTGCTTGACTCAAGGCAGCTAATGGAGTCAATCAGCTTTTAGTGTAGGTATGATTGCGGTTCTTCGCCGGACATGATGGCAAACAATTCTTCTGATAATTCTTCTGCCTCTTCCATATCAACAAGCCCAGAAAACTCTAGCACCAATACGGGAAAACCATCGTCACCCTCTACGATAGTCATCTTGAAATCATACTGGTTCATTTAACTAGACCTTGCTGGTAACTGCGACCATTGAACGTTAGGGCTTGTTTGCGGTTCTGTCCATCACTCTTATACGACACATGCACCCAGCCGCTATTAGGTTTCCCGGACTCATAAAACTCTAAGATAAGCTGGTCATAATCTAAATTAGAATCAATCCAAGAAGCGACCTTGTGGTTATCGACTCCGATAATTTCAAAGTCAACAGCCTCCCCTTTACAATGCTGACTTGTTGGCTTGCTGCCAATTTCTTCGCAAAGAAACGCGCTACGATAACCGCTTGAAACAATCACAGGAGCATCGAAGTGACCACGCGTAGGCTCAAGAACATTCTCACACAACGCTTGAAGAGAGGAGATGTGTTCCTCTGTTGGGGTATTGTCAATGCCTAGCCGGGCTGCCGTTTGACTTTTAGTCATCTCCTGCAAAGTAAAGTTCGAACTAATCCGCCCTTTCTTTGGGGTAGGTTTACCTGCAGGAGCCACTACTTTTTTCCGCGCATACTCATCAGCTTGTCCGCACCCTTGATTCCAAAAGAACTGCTCACTGCTATAAACAGGAGATATTGATACCAAGACGGGAGCGTGTCCAACACCGCGAACCCCTCCCGCACGTGCTGGGTCAGCGATGGAATAAAAACTAGAATTGCAGGCAGCATTAAAACAACAAGAGCAAACTCATCTTTCCATGAGTCTTTAGTTGCATCAGCCATGTTGGCTTCCCAATCAATCTTGCCTGTTGCAATCTTTTTTTGAACGGCGGCGTCAGCCTTTGCCTTTTCGACTTTGACTTCTGCTTTGGCTTTGGTTTCCTGAACCTTGCCGTCCACCCAGTTCCCGGCAATACCAGCAACCGCACCTAAGATATTAATCATCTTCGCTTCCTAACTTTATCCAACGCTTTGCGTATTTGCGTAGCTTCGGGTTCGTCAAACTCTGTAGCACGAACCGTAGTTCGTTTCTTTTCTACAGATGTAATACACTTTATCACGCACTTTCTTATTGGCAAGGCTACGAAACAAACCAAGTCTGCGTCTTCGCTATTAATAACGCGCTTTGATTTACTTCCCTTGCTGGTCATAAATTTATAGCGCAAACCACCGGACTGACTAACGCTAGCGGCCTTGACCTCTACCCGATAGCTTTCATTGTTATCGTCAAAAATTATTAAATCAAAACCCTCATGATTTACCCGACAGGATTTTAGGCCGTTCTCTTCAAACACAGCTTCAGCAATTAACTCACCGACCCGGCCTAGTTGATGTGCGTTGCGAACAACTTGATAGCCCATATTACTTCAATGGATTGCTGGCGGCGTCTAAGCCCTTCCACAAATCATCGACCTCTCTATTAAGTTTCTTAAATCTACCGTCGATTGATTTGACCTTCTCGTCAAACTGTTTAACTAACAGGTCATTTTCTACAGTCGTCTTCTCTACCTCTGCAATCCGGTCACGCAAATCAAGCAACTGCTTTTGGTTTTCCATAATCGTCTCGAGATTGGTGCCAAGCACTGTCAGCTTTTCTGCTGTGTCACCATTGCCAGAGACAGCCGACTCCACGGCTTCGATGCGTCCATAGAACTCTGCCACCGCCCAAATACCACCAGCCATAGTCGTGGCGATGGACAGCACAATGGCTATCCATACGCCGCGCAGCTTAGTGCCGCCGATTGTAAGTTCGGTATCTTCTAGGCTCATTGCATATACGCTTGCTGGTCTTCATAAATGATTTGACCCTGACCCAACACATCTTCCGCGCTAACATAATTGCCAGTCAGGAATTGATGAAAGGAGATGCTGCCAATGTTGGTAGCCCATTCAATGCTTAACGCATCACTGGTAGCAGAGTAGGAGATAGAAGCATCAGCCATTGACTGACCATAATCCTGGGCGTGTTGGTCTGAGATGCTTGTCAGGCTTTCGCTCTTAGACGCGGCCAAGAAAGCACCAGCGTCACGCGCATTGACTGCAATGTCTTCAAGCGATTGGTTATATTCAACAACAGTTTCTTGCTTTATCTCAACGTCATTAACTTCAATATATTCTTGCACGGCAATTTGATCTTCAACTGAGTTAGTTTCTTGCGCTACCTCTGCTCTTTCAGCAACTTCTTCGACAACGCTTAACTGCACCGAAGCCACAATAAAGCTGTCTACAGCCTCGCTAACTTTGACCATAGACTCAGCGGCTTTTTCTTCCAGTGCCATTTGGGTTGTGAAATACAAAGCGGTCTGCACTCCCGCAAGAGCATTTTTATATGCAGTAAGGTCAGCCTCATTGATGATGTATTGCTCATCATCTACAGCATTGTAATCGACAATGCCTCCAACCGAGGCGTAGTGTTCTGCGCCATACACTGCATAGCGGCCTTGCTCCAGCTTGGCTGCAATCGTGCGGCTGGCATTGACTAGGTTATCAATCGTCGTCTCGGCTTGTGCTGCGGAAACGCTCAGAAATGCTGAGATTACTATCGCTGTTTTCTTCATCGGCCTCTTCCTTACCAATTTGTAGTATCTTATCGTAATACACTTTTCTATCTTTGTAATCAGGTATGAATGTAACCGGGTCTCTTTTCATAAGAACAGTTGCTGCTCGCCCTACTACTAACCGTCCATTGATTGCCATAGGACACGGAGTCCCGGAATCAAACATTGCTTTCCAAGTATCTAAAGATTGACAAAGCCGAGCGACAGCAGCAATAGACATGCCTTGATCTTTCAAAGCTTTGCTATCACGCCGCCTGTTGCACTCTTCATCTTGCTTGTAACCGCCAAGAGACAGGCCAAGCACGTTGACTTGCACTCCCATACCGCGTCCGATTAAGCAGCTTTCGGAGCCACCAGACGGTGTGCTAGGGCTAACAGCCGTAGGCGGCGGCGTTACATTAGATGCAGCACCAGCGCCGTTGTAATTGTTTGTGGTAGATTCTGAGGGGTTGTTTGAGCTGACAGTGCTGTTGATGTTGCTCGTGTTCAGGTCGCCAGTCTGCTCATTCTGGGCGTATGCTGCGGTTAAACACAGCAAAGAAACTAGCAGTACACGGCGCATCTCATCTTAAATCTTCTGGGAAAGCAGAGACAGGAGCAATGTGATTATTGCCCCTGCACTCGTCATTATAATAATCTCAAGTCGCTTGACGCGGTTGATAGTCTCCAACCACCGTTCAGCGCATACAGCTTCATGCGTGTCAATCTGTGACTTAACTTCGTGAACGGTGATGCGAGACATATTATTTCTCCTTGCGAAGATTTAGAGCTAACTTCTGAATGAAGTCATCAATCTTTGCGAGAATCTCATTGTCGCGCATAGACGGAGTTACGTTAGCAATCACCGAAGCGGCTGCTACAATAGCTGTAATCCAAGTGATAAGAGTTTCCATTATTCTGTCTCTTCTTCTAGTGAGGCTTCAAGCAGTGACATAAATGCCTTACGTCCGACCTGAAGCTGGTCTAGGTTAAACTGGGTAGAGCCAATCTTGCGGTCAAGGTCAGTGATATGGTTAATCAAAACCTTCTGGTCTTCTGTGAGTTGCTCTTCAGTGTATTCTTTGTCGTTAATCGTAATGACGTTTGGTTTTTTCTCGGTCATTAGTCTCTCCTTTGGTTTACGTTACCACGGCACTCCGTCAGTAGTAACAGGGGTTTTCTGCCCAGCAATATCAGCAGCCAGAGCAGCTTCGGTTTCGTCTTTATCAACGCTTTCGTGAACCCAGCCAAGCACATTAGCTTCGGTCAGGCTATCAAAAGCAATAAAGCCGTCAGAACTTGCGTCAGGCGTAAAGCCGACAGTGCCATAAGAGGAAGCAGAATAGGTTACGGCATCATCGCCCGACCCAACTGTTTCCGTTTCAGTGACGCGCCAATGCGCTACAATAACGCCGCCATCGGCAGTGTTACGTTCCAAGTTTGCGATAGTCCAAGTTGTCATTTTAATTCTCCAATGCGGTTAATCTTGTTTCAATGTTAGCCAAGCGTTGCTCGGTAGCTGCACCAACAAAGGCCAGCAGTTCAGGATAGCGGATGCCAAGACGGGTGCGTTCCGTTGCACCTTCTGGTGCTTCTTCGGCTGTCTCATAGGTGTCTGTGCGGGTGTATGCGTCAGCAGCCTCAATGCCGTTTTCTTCGTCAGCTTCAACGGCT